AGGTGGACACCACGGCGACCGACAAGCGAGTAACGGTGAACGGCGTGATGGGCCTGTACATCCAGAGTAAGGTCAACGGTGCTCGGCTCTTTTTCTCCTGTTCGGGTGGCGGCGCAGGCCGCTCGCGCAGCAGTCGCGGGTCGGGCGGCGTCTACTGGTCTTCGACGTGGGGCTCGGCGCGTGGCGCGCGGGTCTTGTACTTCGGCTCGGGCGGCGTCGATCCGCAGGGCGGCAACAGTCGGTACTACGGCTTCGCGGTGCGCCCGGTTCAGTAACATCTGTCGCCTGCATAAAACAACCATTCATACCCTTTCTCGCTGTTTGCGCCACAGCCGCGCATCAGCGCGGCACAAGGCGCAAACGGGGAGAAAGGAACCCATAAAAAAGATATATGACAATAGCAGATATTATCAAGATAGAGAGTGACCGTGAGGGCAAGGCCAACGTGGTCCATCTCATCAAGGAGGGCAACTTCTACCACGCTAACGACTGGAGCGCATGGCTGATGACGAAGTTCCCCATCGGCGAGGCGGCGACGAAGCCCATGCGCGTGACGGCCAAGCGGCTGAAGGAAGGCTATGTGCAAGCCTTCGTAGGCTTCCCCGTCACATCGCTGGGTAAGTACGTGCCAAACGACGGCTCGGTGCTGTTCGTACCCGTCAGCGACACGCAAATAGATGTCGAGATACCCGCCGACTTCGGCGACGCCACTGTTGATGATCTGCGCAAGATGGTGGATGAATGGAAGGAGACACTGCCATTGAACGCAGAGAAGGGCAACCGCCGCCACGGCGACGAGGTACACGAGGCCATGCCGCGGGTGACACGTCTGAGCGACATTGCCAGCCGTGTGCTCTCATTCGACATCGCCGAGCATACGCCGATTGAGGCGATGCAGTTCATCCGCGACCTCCAGCACGACATCGCGGCATTATTCTAATACAAACAAGGATGGTTCGGACAGATGTTCATAGGCCACTCGTCCCTCCTCGGCAAGTGAGGCGGGAAAAAGGTAAGACGCGCACGGGTCTTGCCGCATGGCAACCCTCGTGCGTGCTCGTAGCAGGCAGTGGCCGAAAGCTCTTTTTCTCCTGCTCAGGTAACGGCACAGGCCGCTCGCGCAACAATCGCGGGTCGAACGGCAACTACTGGTCTTCGACGTGGAACTCGGCGCGTAACGCACGGAACTTGAACTTCAACTCGGGCGGCGTCAATCCGCAGAACAACAACAATCGGTACAACGGCTTCGCGGTGCGCCCGGTTCAGCACACAACTCTGACCATCCTTTTCCTCACATCACGATGACACTGACCCGCGAGCGGCTGCTGCAAGACCTCTACACGGCCTACTTCGGAGCCTGCCGACACAAGCGCAAGCGCAGCTACGTGCGCCGCTGGGAGCGCAACCTGAAGGAAAACATGGAGCAGCTGTGTGACGACCTCTACCTGCGCCGCTACCGGGCCATGCCGTCGAAATGCTTCATCGTAGATCATCCGAAAAAGCGAGAAGTATTCTGCGCCGCCTTCCGCGACCGCATCGTTCATCATCTTTATTTCGACTACACGCACGAGCTGTTCGAGCGCACATTCATTGCTGACAGCTATTCGTGCATCAAGGGCCGCGGCACTCACTACGGCATCCGCCGCATTGCCCAGCATATCCGCCAAGAGAGCCAGAACTACACACGCCGGTGCTATGCGCTGAAGCTCGACATTCGCGGTTACTTCATGCACATTGACCGCAAACGTCTGCTCGGCATCGCCTTACAGACGCTCCGCCGCCAGGCTACACGCGACCACGATCTCGACTTTCTGGAATGGCTGACGCGCGAGATTGCGATGCTCAACCCGACCGACGGGTGCATCATTACCGGCAAGGCTGAGGAATGGCAGGGGCTCGACCCTGCAAAGTCCATGCGCAACCTACCCGCCGGCCTCGGGCTGCCCATTGGCAACCTGACATCGCAGCTCTTCAGCAATGTCTATCTCAACACATTCGACCAATTCATGAAGCGCACCCTTGGGTGCCGTCACTACGGGCGATACGTTGACGATGCCGTCGTGGTGAGCTGCGACCGCGAATGGCTTCTGTCGCTGGTGCCAAGGGTGAAGGACTTCCTGCAATCCGAAATCGGCTTGCAACTCCACGAAGGCAAGCTGACCATCAGCGACGTGCGGCAGGGTGTAGAGTTTCTGGGAGCATACATTCGTCCGTGGCGCATCTACACCGCCAACGGCACGCTGCGGCGCATCGAGAAGAACATGCAGAGCGTGGACTACCGACGGCGAAACAGCACAGCGCGGACGGTGAACAGCTATCTGGGCATCATGCAGCACACGGCTTCCTACAACCAGCGTCGCCGCCTCTTCATGCGCAAGGAGATGCTGCGGATAGGCAGCTTCAATGATGACATGACAAAATTCATCCCGAGTAAACCCTGAAGCATAAAATGGGCGAAGTGTGAACCATCTTAACATTTCAACGTTATGAACAAGACAAGTGGAAAGCAGGGCGCATACGCTCTCATCAAGCAGGATGCTTCGCGCATCGTAATCAGTTACGGATTCAAGCCCGTGGAAGGCACCGACATGGCCGAGTGGCGCGAAGTGGTCATCTACAAAAAGCAGGCATCAGCCCTGACGCTGGCCGACGTGAAGGAGGCAATCATTCAGGACATCAACCGCCGCACGGACGCAAAGATTCTGAGCGGGCTGGTGTGGAAGGACAAGCCCGTGTGGCTCTCGCAGGAGAACCAGTTTAACTTTAAGGCTGCCTACGACCTGGCCGTGCAGACCCAGGGCGCAACGCTGCCAGTAACCTTCAAGCTGGGCGAGCAGGAAGACGGCACGCCCGTGTATCATACCTTCGAGACGATGGAAGACTCCACGGACTTCTACACCGCCGCAGTGAACCACATTCACCAGACCGTGGCCGACGGATGGGCCGAAAAGGACGCCATCGACTGGGCACCCTACGAGGCTCTGTTCCCAACCAACGAATAGTGCGCTATGGCATACAGCACAGGATTTCTGAGACACCGCGTGAAAATCCTGAACAAGGTGCGACCCACGCAGGGCGACTTCGGCGCGACGACACGCTACGCCGAAGCCGCCACGGTGTGGGCCGAAGTGACGTGGCTGAAGGGTGTGAAGCGACTGGCAGAAGCATCGCTCGACGCGATGGACACGGTGATGATACGCATGCGGTACAATACCATCGTCAGCCGCGACTCGCGACTGGAGCACGACGGGGTGACGTATCAGATACAGAGCCTTCATCGCGACCACCAGGACAACACCATCCAGATCACGGCGACGGAGGTGGTTAAGTAGGCCGTGACTCCGTCGCGGCACGCGGTTCAGTAGGCCGCGATTCCGTCGCGGCAATCTCGGAGTAAACCCACGACCGCAAACCGCCCGAAAAGAAAAACGAGATAACAACTATGGAATTATTTGGTAGTAATTTTAACCTGTTCCGCAAGCGCGAGGCCGAAGCGCCGAGCGTGCCCTCATCGACCATGCCGCAGGAGCCGGAGGTGAAGGGCGGCTCGTATCAGGAGCGCATCGTCTATGCACGAAGCCCTGAGACGGCTTGCACCGTGTCGGCTGTGTATCGCGCCACCAAACTGCTGGGCGACACAATGGCCGTCATGCCCGTGCAGTACCGCAAGAAGGACTTCGAGGGCGGCAATTTCGTGCCCGACATGCGCGGCCTGGGACGGCGCATCAACTTCCTGCTTCAGGAAGAGCCGAACCCCATCATGACGGCTACCGACCTGTGGCGTCTGGTGGAGATTAACCGCCTGCTCTACGGTAATGCCTTCGTGTACGTTGAGCGCGACGAGTTTGAGTTCCCGTCGGCCCTGTGGCTCATCAAGACCTGCGGCTACAACATCAACACCGCCACCTATGCCAGCATCGTCTATCTGACCGACCACGGCTACATGACGAAGACCAACGTGCCAGCCAAGGATGTGCTGCATTTCCCAAACACCTTCCGCTACCCCAACGGCTGGGGCATCCCCACCATTCAGTACGCCTACGACACGCTGACGCTCAACAAGACGCTCTCGAAGCAGGCCCTCGACACCGCCGCGAAGGGAGGCCGCGTGAAGGGCTTCATCAGCGAGCAGGCACCGCAGGCGGGCTATACGCCAATCTCGAACGGAATGTACGACCCGGAGATGACCAAGCAGTATGCCAAGGAAATCAACAACGAGGTGTATCAGCAGGACATCGTGAGTCTGCGAGGGCTTGACAAGTTCACGCCCACCAGCATGACCGCCCAGGACATGCAGATGATAGAGCAGGCCGCCATGACCTACGACGACATCGCCCGCTTCTGGGGTGTGCCGCGTCCACTGCTGATGCTCGATACAAACAGCCACTACAACGACTATCAGAACGCCACGATGGAGTTTCACACGCGTACCATCCTGCCGCAGAAGACTTGCAACGAGAAGGAGATTGCCCGCAAGCTCATCGGATTCAAAGACTACGGCACCCGCGACATCCACATCTGCGAAGACCCGCTCATGGTGATGGACCCCGAACGCCGTGCGAAGGTGGCGCAGCTGAAGATGCAGTCGGGACTCTGCACCGTGAACGAGGCACGCCGCGACTTCGACATGCCAGCCGTGGAGAACGGCGACGAGCCAATGGCAAGTGCCAACCTGCTCACCCTGAAAGCCCTCATCGCCAAGAGCGACGCTGCCCAGCAGCTGAAGCCCGGCAACTACACCGTAGAAAACGAACCGCCAGCAGACGAAAAATAAACTGTTACCA